GCTAGACCCTCGAGATGTCATTCACTTTACATTTGAGCGTGAGCCTGACTTCCTATTTGGTAAGCCTCGTACCTTGGGCGCCATTGAGGATATCTCAGCTCTTCGTCGTATCGAGGAGAATGTCGAAGTACTCCTGCAGAAGTATCTGTTCCCACTCTTCCAGCTAACAGTCGGCACGCCTGAGGCGCCGGCGCAGTATCTACCAAGTGGGCAGTCAGAGGTCGCAGTCGGCCGGATGATGCTCGAGGAGATGCAGCAGGAAGGAATGCTAATCGGAACAGAGCGACATAAGCTCGAAGTCGTTGGCGCCAAGGGCGCAGCGATGGACGCAAGCAAGTATCTTGCTCACTTCAAGAGTCGTGTGATGACCGCACTGGGTGTAAGCCCACTTGATATGGGTGAGGGCGATACTGCTAACCGTTCTACCGCAGATAATATTTCACAGAACCTGAAAGAGCGAGTCCTTGATGATCAAGGTGAGTTCGCCTCCCAGGTTGTACAATTCATGGTTGCCGAGCTCCTTATGGAGCACCCGGATGACATTAGCGTACCACGCAGCCTGACGAAGATCAAGCTTCACTTCCCAGAAGTGGACGTTGACAACAAGATCAAGAAAGAGAACCACGCCACCAATCTATGGAATAATGGTGGTCTTACAGAAGACGAGTATCGTGCAGAGCTCGGTAAGCTCCCGATCGATAGTGATGTTGAACGTTCGAAGATGAAGCATAGTGTGATTGATATCCCGCTAGCTATTATCTCTGCGGTTGACGAGCCATTCAGTAAGGAAGCAAAAGCTGCAATCAAGGCACGTACGTCTGCAGATGTCGCTGGCGCCTCCGCGGGGCCAGCCACTAAAACTAATCAACCGGTCAAGTCTAAGCCTGGAACAGGCGTCAAGGGCAAAGGCCGTCCAGCAGGATCCAAGAAGGCAGGAACTCCAGCCTCGAGGGCTCCACAAGCAGCGACTACACCAACCAATCAGCATGGGACGAATCCTGGCCCCACAAAGGCCAAGTCGAATCTCGAGCGGGAGCTGGTGGGTGTGCGCCTATCTAATTTTATTTCTGTCGCCTGTGTTACAGATGACGTCGAAGAGCTCGAAATCTCAGCAAATGAGCGTTTTGAGGATGCCGATCTAAATCGTATACTCAAAGACACCATTTCTGGACTAGATTGGAATACTATAGATAGAAGTGAGCGGCGTTCTACCCTGATCGCCGAACTCATGGTGCATGCGGATCGCTTCAAAGAAGACGAGGAATCTGATGATTAAAAAGACGCCTAATGGCCTCTATATCAGTGATGATCTCACTGTAGATATGAGCCGGGTCAAGCCCGAGCTAAAAGATAAGTTCGTACAAAGAGTACGGGACTTTGAACAAGCGGGGCGCGTTGGCGTTGCTCCTAAGCTCGTAGTTTCCGTGGCAGCTACCCATGCTGGCATTCCTACTGGAAATATGGCTTTTTATACTCCTGACCGGATGAAGCAGGGACTTCCGAGCTTTACAGATAATTTCGCCAAACCGGTCCTTTTGCATCATAATGACATGATGGATCCAGTGGGGCGGGTACACCGCGCCACCTATCAGGACCTCTCTCATCTATATGTAGAGCCAATGCAGGCGTTCAAAGAGCGCTATGGTGGGGTCGTCTTCACCGATGCAAAGGTAGACCTCGAGAAGGCCTTTGATCAAATCGACTGGGTAGTCGAGAATATGGTCCCCATGAAGGACTATGTAGGCATGGGCTACGGTGAGCTGGACCTCCATATCACCGATGCTGAGGCAGCTGAAAAGATTGTAGATCAACGCTATCTTACTGTAAGCGTTGGGTTTACCACTGACAGTATGTATTGTTCAAACTGTCACCAAGACTGGGCATCCGAAGGATTCTGTGAGCATGAACGTGGCAAGCTCTACGACGGCAAGCAGACCCTAGTGATTCCTGGAAAATTTAACTACGAGGAGATCTCGTGGGTAAATAGTCCCGCCGATACCGGCGCGACAGTTCTTTCTGTATCAGAGACACCGAGTCTGGCCGACGACACCGCCAATGACGAATTTTTGGAAACTGTAGTAAATACACAGGATTCAGTTTGTCAGCCCATACTATATAGCGTAATGGACGGTACCGCGACGCGCCTTGACTCCTTTAAACGAGTAACGCCCGAGAGGGCGCAGGAGGTTATCGACGTGGACAAGAAGGAAGATAACACTCAGCCAAAGGCGCCCGAATTGGTCAAGGTAACAATCGACGATGTAGAGGTCGAGTTTCCGGCCGCGGCTTCGGACCTGCTTAATACTGAGGATGCCAAGCACGAGAACTATGTAACCGACGAGGTGGACGGCCACAAGCATCGGATTATCATCGACCCAGCCACAGGCAACGGATACACAAGCTATGACACGAGTCACAGTCACAACGTGGTAAACCGTATTGTTGAAGAGGGCGGCGATGGTGATTACAACGACGAAACAGGAAAATTTGTAGTGAAGAATCCACACAAGCACGAACTAGATAATAAAGTTGCCCCTCTAACAGATGAGAAAGAAGAAGTCGCCGAGACCCCTGAGGTTGAGGTAGCTGAAGTCGAAGACGCAAAGAAGAAGTACAAGAAGGTCTCCGATGAGGTAGAGGGTGAGGATGAAATCGAGCTCGAAGATGGTGCTGATGTACCTGAGGGCTATGAACTTGTCGAGGTAGAAGACTCTAATGCAGAGCCTACAGAGACAGAGGTTGATCCTCGAGAAGCGATCGAGAACGATCCTGACATGACTGATAGCCAGAAGGCACGTAAGCTCTTTGAGCTTTCGAAGCAAGAAAGTAATGAGGTCACGCCGGCTGAGCTCGAGGTTGTAGAGGTTGAGCTAACTGATCCTACGAATGAGGATGCCAAGATTACTCTAGCGTTCACATCTGAGGAAAGCTTCAAGGAGAGCTTGGGTGCAATGACACCTGAGGCAATTGAGGCCAACAAGGAGCAGCTCGAGGCAGTATGTGCAGTATTTGGCACAGAGCTTCCCACTATCGAGGTAGAGGATGCTTCTGGCATTCCGCTAACCAAGGCAGAGGCGGCGGCCAGCGTTACTAACCTATTCAATAACATTAACAAGGACTTCGTTGACAAGCTCATCGAAGGACTTAACGGAATTGCTGATGATGCAGAGCGCAAGGAGATTGCAGCACATATCGTAGATCGGATGATTGCCGATGCGATGTTTGTAGACATCTTCACTGAATACAATGCTCTTCAGAAGCAGCTAGAAGATACCCGTGCGAAGTTGGCGTCCGTCACAAAGGCGAACCGAGACTTCTACGCAGGTAAGCAAGATGATCTGGCCAGAGTTGTAGTTGCTCTAAAGGTTGCCCTAAAGAAGCCTGAATTTGTTGATCTCGACGAAGAGGCTCTAGTGGGCAAGACGAAAGAACTTAAAGTTCGCTCCGTCGACAGCCTGCAAGACAGCCTCAGTGATCTGATCAACGAGTTCTCTGAAACAGACATCGAAGTAGACCCCAATGCAGTGCTCGAAACGCCGGTTGAGCCTGAGGTTGGAAAAGTTGTTGAGAAAGACAGCACAAACCGGCAAGACATGGAGATTTTCGAGGGCATGAGCGATCGGCAATACGCTGACGCAGTCCGTCTCCAAAATCGCTTCAAGTCAAGAAGCTAAGACAAAGAGGATAGAAAAATGGCACTAGATACCTATAATCGGTATAGTGGAACTGGACGTCCCGTGGATGACATGGGAAATACCACTCCTGAGATCGAAGTCAGCGAAAGCGTTCGACCCTGGGGTAAGTTCCTCCCTGCGCCGTATCTTCCTGTTGGTCGTTTCGATGTGCACAAACGTGCGAACGTTGTACTCTCCGTGGGTACACCGGTCGGCTTTGATGCAGTGGGCAGCCTAGTTCCAGCCGGTATTCCGGATGGACATACGTTCGAGTATGACTCGGATGACTACCGCACTGGCATGTATGCCACACGAAGCGCAGCAAATGGTACTGCAATCACTTCCGCAACTACAGAAGCCAAATGTGCACAGGGTCTCCTGGGCGTATCTGGACTCGCGGCAACAAGCGTTGATAAGTTCGTCCGCCCTGTCGGCGTAACTTCCTACAACGTGTTCTCGCATGAGGGCGGCGTGTCTTTCACGACATGGCCTTCCTACTCGCTAACCTACGATAAGCCCCTAAACTACGCTCAGCACAACACGATGGCCCAGGATCTAGTTGCAATTACTTGCGATTATTGTCTCCTGGTACCGTATGTTGAGGGTCGTAACCTACTGGGTCCTAACGTCAAGGTATGCGACAACACCGCAGGTGGTGTCGCTGCTCTGAGTAAGGTAGCCAAGTCTCACGTGTTCTGTCATGATGAGCTAATCGTATCCGGTGCGAAGAATATCCTTACATCTGGGCTATCACTCGCATTCGTAAGTCCATCATGTGGTCTATCCATCTCTGGCGCTGGCCTAACAACTCCTACAGATGGTGGTGTCACTGGTTCGATCACTGCAGCTATCTTTATCGCTCCTGGCGATTCGGTTGGTAGTGCTGTTGATTGCTCCGTCGCAGGAATGCACATTTTGTATTCCGCTTCCACTGAAAAGTACATCGTACTACGCAATTCCATAGACTTCGCCACGCAGGACTCGTCCGCTCTTACTGGTGGCGCAGGCACCGGCATTCTGACGTCTGGTACATGGAAGTGGCTGCTTGAGACTCCTCTCCAGCCTGGCGACTTTGTCGTTGCACGTCTTGGCAAGTTCGTCAAGTTCGTCAAGGGTCGGCATGATGTCGATGAGATCGCTGGTCAGATTCTGGCTGTCGATAAGAACTTCCAGGACAAGAGCTACTTGTCTCGCGTAAAGTCTGCTTACGAGCGGGCAACGTCTCCGAGCGATATGATGCCCGGTTCGGCCACGCGCGGTATTCCTTTCAACCTACACATGGTAACAGACGGCGCCTGGCGCCAGTATACCAAGCTAGAGGATCTTGCCGGCACGACTCTGTCTTCGACAGGTTTTGACGCTCCGCTCCTTCGCCTGGTCACCATCAACCTACTCAAGTAATCGAGAGGGGCGGGGTTAATACCTCGCCCCAATAAAGAGGATTAACGATTATGTATACCAAAGTACTCGACGCCTTTAATGGTAACGAGGAAGCTGCTAGTAAAGCGATTGCACAGCAGTCGTCTATCTGGCGTGTTGGTCGTGACCTCACTGGCGAGCTTAAGGGTAAGGTGAAGATGAAGGATGCGTTGGCACTTGAAAATGCCACCATCGTAATTCCTCATGTTATGTCCCAGTTTGTCAAGGAGGGTACGGAGCCAATGCTAGTTGGTACTCGTCTGCTTCAGCGCATTCAGTACGAGCCTGGCCTCCAAATTCAATTCCCGGCGATCGGCGCCCTCTATGCAGAGGATGTCGCTCCTGGTCAGTCGCTCCCTGAGATCACTCCGGATCTCGGCGGGCAATCCACCAACGAGGTGAAGGTCGGAAAGTCCGGTCTCGCCATCAAGCTGTTTGATGACATGATGCGCTTCTCGCAGTATGACCTCGTCGGCTTCTGGCTCCGTCTCGCTGGCAACGCGCTAGCACGTCACAAAGAGAAGAAGATCTTTGAGTTCATCAATGCGATGGGCACTGTCGTCTTCGACAACGTGACACGCACCAGCGGTCTTACTGGTAAATACACCTCGGGCCGTAACTCCTTCGGTACTCTCAATGGCTCCATTACGATGGATGACATTATGGAGATGTACACCACCGGTCTAAACCAGGGATTCATCATGGACACAATCCTGATCCATCCTCTGGCATGGCTAATGTGGCTCCGCGATCCTGTTCTGCGTGCTTTCCAGCTGCAGTACGGTGGAGGCGCATGGTGGAACACTTGGCAGGGCGATCCTAAGGGCAAAAACGAACTAGCTTCGTTCAGTCCTCTAGGTGAGGGCTCTGGTCGTTCGGACAATCCGCCAGCTGACGCTACGGATGCTCCTACCGCAACTCCGGTTGGGGATCTCGATCAGAATATCGACGCAAGGCCTCAGCCTCCGTCGTACCTCGGCCTGTCCTTTAACATCATCCCCAGCCCGTTCGTACCGTTCAACGTGTCGAACAACACGGCTGACATCATGATGTTCAACTCCGCCAACTTGGGCGCCCTGATCGTAGATCGGGATCCTCGAGTCCAGGAGTGGAAGGACCCGCTACTTGACATGACTAAGCTGCAGATCTCCGAGACCTACGGTCTTGCTATCTACAACGAAGGCCAAGCCATCGTTACAGCTCAGAGTGTCAAGATCGCTCGTAACCTGGTATCTGAAGAGTCGGTCACTCCTTCGCTTTCGATCTCTGGTGCGATGCAGGATCCTGCTGAGGCTGGATTAGGCTCTCCTCTATAACCTATAGTTGAGAGGCTACCGCCTGACACACGAACCATAGGGGCGGGCGGTCTATAACCGCCCGTCCCTTTTTTCTTTCTTAGGAGACAGATATGATAGAGAATGCTGAAGCTAAAAGGGCAAAAGCTGCAGCTGCTTGTAGGAAGTGGTACGGTAAAAACAAAGCCAAAGAATGGCGCCGGCAACTACTGAAGAACTACAAGATGACTTCAGAGACTTACGATAGGATACTAGCTAGTCAAAATAACAAATGCGCTATTTGTGATGTTGATCAGTCAGAGTTCACAAGAGCCTTGTCTGTAGATCATGATCACAATTGTTGTGAAAGTAAACCTACTTGTGGTAATCGCAATAGAGGGTTGCTCTGTAGAAAATGCAACCAAGCAATTGGACTCCTAGGTGACAATCCAGATATAGCTCAGAAAGCAGCATTGTATCTTTGGTACAGTGAGCAAGATGAGGTAGCGTCATGTGGATAGTTTTAAATCCCAAAAAGGCACATAGGTTTACGTCAAAGGGCATCAACCTTCATAAGGGCGCGCCTACTGCTTTCGTTAAACCTGACACAGATCAAGAAACAATGATGGCCATCACCCGGGCAATTGGTGAAGGCAAGGTCCTACGCATTCAGGGAAATGAAATACAGGGAATGGTTATTCCCAATCAAGCAAAAATTGGTGGTGTGGATACGGAAGATACAAAAGCCGTAGTTCGCACCCAACACGTCCGCGATGAAAACGGTAAGATCCTTTCAACCGTTATTGTAATGCCAGATGAAGACGGTAATGTGAAGAATGCCAAGCCCAAGCAGGCTGGCGTTATTCTCACTGGCATTAGCCAAACAGATCGCGATACAGACGAGGATAACGAGGAAGACTAATGGCTCTTCAAGTACCAGTCATTTCAGGCGTATCGCCGGCTGTAAATGATACCGACGTAGTTCTCAGGCCTACAATCACAATGGTGGTTGGCGGGCAAAGCCTTGTCGATCCTCTTACATGGGGCTCGCTAACGTTTGCCCTTTATGGTCCTGGCGATGTAGTGCTCGAGTCAGGTCCAGGTAGCATCCTGAACTCTGGTCTTGCAGATGCAGCGTATCCTCTACTAGACGGTCCGCTTCGTCGCGATCAAGTAGCCGGCTCGTACACGGTTATGATTAGTGGTGCGAATGGAACTCCAAGTGGACTAGATACCGGCTACGTTTCAGGCCTTATGGGTACTGGTGGCAATCTCGCTCTTCTACAGTTCGCTCCTAAAGTAGCACTTCTACCTAACACAGAATATACAGCTGTTCTAATCGGTGATGATAGCGTAGGCCTATTCTACGGTGGCGATCGTCGATTCGAAGGGCTCACAAGCTATACAAGTCCTAGTGGCTTTGTGCAAACTAGCAGTGGTATCAACACCGGTTCAACTAGTGGCTTTATCCGAGTTGCACATCCTTATAGCAAAACACTCGCAACTAGCAAGTATGAGGCCGCTACTGGCTTTAACGATACATACACAATCGCAATAACCTCAGGGCACAACACTGTAGCAAGACAGGGTATGGCAGTCTCTGGGTTCAAATATCAGTGGTCCCAATCATCTAGAACAGGTGCATATGACGTAACGGTAAGCGGAAGTTCCGATCGTCATAATTTTGGTAATGGACTACAAATCGACTTCTACGGAACATTCGCCTCAGGCGAAGTTCATCAGCTGAGTGTCTACGCGCCAAAACCAATGGCGGCATCTCAGGTATGGAAGTTTAGCACAGGCGCAATTAGTCAGTTTGATACCCCACCAACAGTACCGGGAAATATCTCTGTTGTAATCGACGAGACAGCAGGTGGTGGGTTTGGCGTTGATACACTCGCACAACTATCTGGATCACAGTTCTACGTAATTGGTAGCGACCCTGCACATCTAGAATTTGATGTAGCAACTAGCACTACGTATATTGAGCTCCAGTTTAACAAGCCAATAAGTTCAGGGGTACATGCTGTAGGTAATGTTGAAGTTACTTCGACACCGTTGCTAGGAATTCCTACGCCAACTGCAGCTGCTGCCGTTACGCCGACACGACTTGAAACGTCGGGCGCATTCCTGAAAATCTTCTTGCCATCTTAAGGAAACAACATGCCAATGACTAACGAAGAACAGCAAAAACAAAACACGAAAGAGCACGAGCGCATTGAAGCAACTCTCCTTCGTATTGATAGAACTTTACATGGAAATGGAAAGGAAGGGTTAGTAACCACCGTCGCCAAACACAGCGATAGCCTTGGTATTCTGAGACGATTTCTTTGGGCGGGGCTAACATTCCTGCTAACAATCGGTAGTGGTTTTGCTTTGGCAATGCTGATATAAGAGGTAGATATGGGAATATTCGCAAAAATCGGTAGCGCCCTAGGAATGGGCGGTGCTAAAGACATCCTTGATGGTGGAACCAAGATTCTTGGTGCCATTGATGGTCTCTCTACATCTGCGGAAGAAAAGAAGAGTTTGCGCGCCGGCGTCATCACCTCGATGGTGCAAGCACAGCAGACGGTGATTGTTGCAGAAGCACAGGCTGGCGGTGTCGCTGCCAAATGGCGGCCGATTACGATGCTGTCATTCGTCGCCATCATCATCTGTCACTATGTTCTATTCCCGATGATCGCAGTTGCGTTCCCCGCATCTGCACCAATTCTCACTGCTATGGTTCTACCCCCAGAAATGTGGGTGTTGATTCAGGTCGGACTCGGTGGCTACACCGGAGGCCGCTCGGTTGAGAAAGTGGTGGGCCTACTCACTACATCTAAAGAACTACGCAAAATGGCAAAACTAGAAGCCAAGATCGACAATAAGAAGCCGTAAGGTTCAACCTTACTACGAACCGTATACTACGAGGTAAAGATGGCCATAGCAATCAATCAAAGAATTCAGGTAAAGCTGAATATGACGGCGTCGCCGGAGTTTACAGTAAAGGCCGCTGATGGTGATGAGCTCACTCAGAACTCTACTATTGTATTCTTCACGACAGCAAGTCCCATGTATACTACGGTTGACTATGTATTCTTGTCGTGTGGCGAGCTCGCCGAGTCGCTACCTGAGGTAGCAGTTTGGCAGATGATCTATTCTGCATCTACATGGATCAATGACGTTCTATTGTTTGATCCAAATGTCAAGTTTGCAGACCAAAGTACAACTAACCAAAGCTGGATGTTCTTCCAACGTGCTCGCATGGAGCTTGCGAAATGCAGGGCATGTAGAGACATCATGCGCTCCGCATTGGCCAACCGTGGCCTAAGTGCCGGCCGGCGTACTCTTGCTGATTTCACTATTGACCTCAGCGGACAGGCTAACTTAATTTCACAGGCAAGAAGCTTCGCAAGTGAGATGGCTTCTCAATGCCAGTATTGGCTCGACGCACTCTATAGTGGTGGAGCCGCTGACTTCCAGAACCTAAGCCCGCAATCGGGTGTCAAGTCTGGTACCAACACGAGTGAACCAGGCGGAATTGGACGTGGTTGGATAGTGGGCGGATCAAGCATGAATAGGCGAGAGAAGAGCACGATTTCCAACGGATCAAAAACTCGACCACGAAGATATAGTGGCCGGGGTGGATTCTAAGAGGTAAAAATGGCTGCTACACTACAGTGGTATCAAACCAACGGCGCTGCACCAGGATCAGACACTCCACAGAGCCAGACGGATGGCGTAAACAACTGGGACTTCAAGTCTTTAGACACACCTGGTCCTGCAGTCGCTGGTGAAGAGATTACCGCGGGCTCTTTCAGCATGGACGTATATGCGAAGATTCGGTTTACCGGATCCTTTAGTTCCATCGATGCTGTAAAGTTCTACGCGTCTACCCTGAACGTCTCGGGCTATGGTACTGGCGCTTACATTATTTGTTCAGGAGTTATCGCAGGGTCATACGCTGCCCCTACGGTTGTTTCAAAATCTGGCACATGGGATCCAGTTCCCAGTTCGTCTGCATTAGGTCAGGACATTACAACCCCTGCTCTAGTGGCTGGTACGGTAGGATTTACCGACTATGCTGCTCTACAGCTCAAGACAATGGCGAGTGGCGCCACTGCTAGTTACGGAGGCTACACTTCATTCACGGTCGTATACGACGAAGTCTAAGGAGGGTCCGCCATGGCACCATGGTGGGAAATTAAATACTTCAATAGAGAGAGTGGGCTCAAAGTGCTGAATAGCGCAATGGTTCCATTCAAGCTCTTGCCAGAGCTTGATAAGATGGATATTCGTCATGGACATAAGTTCAAGACGGATGAATTCGAAATCAGTATCCCTGGCTCGAGCATCACTCTACATATGCCCTCGAATAGCTTGTGGATTGATGGACGGCCACACCATGTGCCAAAAGCTAAGCGGGTAATCCTATTTCAGCGCACACATGCAAGCACAGATGGCGGGGTGCTCCACCAGGCCATCTATTTAGGACTAATGACATATGAAGGCATTGGACTCATCGTAAAATATACGGTAGAGACTAAAAATTGGGAGCTTAGTGCACATCCAAGTGGTCACGCGGCTGATGATACAGCGAAGATCACAGCTCCTTCGCTTCCTGATCTCGAGGCAAGCTAATGGCTGACAAGTTCTGGACACAGGCAGACGTTGATAATCCTGCTGACCTCAAAACTGAGTTCGACAGAATTATCGATGGCTACGCCGGCTTCGATGGTGCTGGGCAGATCCTGGTACTCAGGACCCTGTCTTCCTCGTTCTGCGTGTGCTATGACCGGGTTCAAGGCTCGAGTTCCGACTGTAAATATTGCAAAGGCGAGAGTTACACCTGGACAGAGACCTACCACAGAGCCTATTTCACCCAGACATTTGGCCGCGGCATTACCGGTATCCGGCAGCAGAGCGTTCTGGAGTCTCCGGGCTACATGGATGAAGGTAAAGCATTGGTCTATATGAAGGTTTCGGCTGCCCCCAAGGCAGGCGATAAAATCTTCAGGGTGCGGTTAAATGACGCCGGATCTTTATACTATCCCATTGAGAGAATTGAAAAATGGAAAATCACTGCTGTGGAAGATAAGCGGTATGACAGGGCGCGCCTGGCTTATTATATCTGCCTATGCGAACGTGAGGAAGCCTAATGGGTATTAGGATAGACATCGATACCGAGAAAGGCCTCAAGATTCGAGAGGCAGGACCTGGAATATCTCGAGAGCATAGTAAGTCAGGCGACTATGCAAAGGACATTAACGGATTTCTGGATCTCGTTGCTGAAGGATGGGAAGATTTCCAGAATCGCTATGCGGTACCCCGAGCAAACTGGGTACCTGTAAAATACATGAGACCAAAGGAGTTCGTAGAGTCGCCAGAGAAGCAGTCGAATGTTATCCTCTTCAAGGTAATCAGCAGGAAGAGATTTAACAGTACGTCAGATGGTGAGCGGCGCGCACGAGCTCCCCAGATCCGAGAAGAATTTACTGATCCAGATGACAGCTCACAGGTTGTTACATTGCTTGGACAAAAACGAGAGAACATGGTTGAGTTTGAAATCTGGAGCACTCACAGTAAGAAAGCCAATGAAATTGCCCTGCAGTTTGAAGGCTATATGGAAGCATACGACTGGTACTTCACGTCCAAGGGAATCAATCGTGTGTGGTTTGAAGAACGAATAGAGGACCGAATAGAGGTAACAAGCGCAACTGAATGGTCAGTACGTACACTCCGCTATGAGGTAACAACAGAACTGATCTACAAGGAAACTGACAAGAAGCTTGGAACGATCACGGTCCGACATGATAGTGGATCGAAACTCAAGACTACAGTGATTAATGAAAAGACCGGTCTTAAGGAACATAGCATTGATCGCGGCGAGGATCTACCCTATAAAGGGAACGATGGCTAGCCAGTAGTCGAAACTACGTAGTAAACGAGGATAAATATTATGCCTAATTTTCCAAACCTGCCTAAGACGCAAATCTCGCGTCGCGACGGCGGACTCAAAATCAACACTACGGATGCGAATCCGCGGGTGTTGCTGCTAGGTGTAGCAGAGCAGGGTCCAGGCGACGTGATGTTTGATGCGCGTGATATTGGCGCCGCACGTCAGGTGTTTGGTCAGAGTTCCGAGCTGTTCCAGGGTCTTGTTGAATGCAAGAAGGCCTACGGCGAGGCTGCCAACATTTGGCTCTATCGTATTGGTACCGAAGCTGGTGTACTACAGATGGGTACAGCAACAACTAGTTCCGGTGTTGTGAAGGTGCTTATTGGAGA